AAAACTCGTTTTTTTAACGTTACTACGTTTATTTATTGCCTTTTTTCCTGTTGAAAACTTTGTTGAAAACTTGTTGAATTGTTGAATGTTCGTCATTTTGACGAATTTCTTTGTGCAACTTGTTGTTGAAAACCTGTTGAAAGTGTTGAAAACTCAAGTTTTCCACATTCTTTATTTTTTGGATTATTGTTACAAAAAAGGGGGGTGTTTTCCACCCCCCTTCCTTTCTTAGTCTCCTGTGTATGGTTTTCCAGATTTGAACCCATCAATTAGTTTTCGTCTTCTTGCTGTCTTGTTGATAGTATCTTCGACCACTTTTTTAGCTCCTTCTTTGGCTGCTTTGCCAGCCTTTTTTACTGCGTCTTTGGCTTTGTCTCCCGCTTTCGCAAGCCCTGAACTCAACTTGTTAGCTGCATAGCTGTACTGTTGTGCCTGTTTTGCGCTTGAGGTTGCTAGCTCGCTTGCCGCCTGTTCCCAGCTTTTCGCATTCTTAAATTGTTTTGCGCTGGTTGCCTGTTTTGCTAGCTGTAAGTATTTGTCTGCTAGCTCTGCTGTGTTGTTGCCGTATTCGTACATTGCGGATACGCTTGCGGCCTGTGCGCTCTGCTGGTTATAGCGTTGGCTTCCAATGCTTGCAGATGCTCCCGATGGTGCGCTTGTTGCTCCGTTGGTTGCCGCCAGAATAGGATTGATTCCCGCTGCGATCATGTCTTTTACAGTGTCCTGATAGGCTGTCCCGCGCATTTCCTTTTGAAACGCTCGCTCTGCTGCCGCTTCCGCGCTGTTGTACTTCTTGGCGCTTGCTTGGCTTCCAGCATTTGCGAGGTTGCTTAGCAGTCCGCTCATCATTTGCAGTGCGTTTGCGGTGTTTACGCTGCTCTGGTTGCCGAATGTGGTAATACCTGTTGGCGTGCCGATTTGCGCCGTTCCGATTTGCTGCGGTGCTGTCACGCTGCCGGTTGTAGTCTCGCTGCCTGTGCTGGTCTCGCTGCCTGACGCTTGGCTGTTCTTGGCGCTGCTCATGTTACTGCTTGTGATGACGCCTGTTAGCATGCTCAGTCCTTTCATGAGTGATGGCAAAAGCTTTAATAACGTTTCCATTCAAAAATAGCCCCGCTTTTGCGGGGCTTCCTCCTTCTTTAAATTCTTTCGATGCCGGGAATGCTGTAAATAGGCATCTCGCGATACCAGTCCTCGTTGAAATAGAAGTCACACAAGAACTGGTGGCTGATGTTGCTGGTTACTGCAATTGTTCGGTCAATGTTCTGCTGTCCTTCCTGAATCCACTCTGCCGAGAGACGTGGAAGTTTGTCATAGTCGTCTGCATAGTGCCATGCGTCCAAACTGGTCTTATAGTTCGACCGCATTTCTCCGGTTACGTAGGAAGGCTTGTAGCGGTAGTCCGCCCAGCATTCCTGGTACCCAAAGATCTCATTGTCTTCTGTCGTGCCCTGTGCATAGATTTCACGGTTGTATACCGGCTGTTCGCCCAGTGCTGCTAGACGCGGGTCGTAGTAGGTGAATCGCCCGCCACGTGTCCACTTGGTCGCAAGTCCTTGCTGGTAGCTGTGCTCCACTCGTACCACTGCCAGACCGATTATAAAGCCGTATTCCGTTGCTGCATAGTCCACCATTTGCTTGCTGCACGTGGTCAGGCTGTATGCTGCCGTATTGCCTAGTGCCTGTCCGGTTGTCGGGTCCGTTTGGCTTGTCTGAACAACTTGATTGACATTGATTGCAATGCGCTGTCCGCCGATGTACTCAGGAATCTGCAGACGGCTGTCCGGACTTGTCACGCCCCACGTACCAGATAGGAATTCACGGTATCGCGTGCCGTTGCGTGCATCTGCTTCAAAGATGTGCTGCAAGGCGATTGCCATGCGCAAGTCTGCAATGCTGATTGCGTTTACTCCGCTTAGGTCTGCGCCTAAATAGGCCGTGTCGTCTACTTGTTCTGTTGGGTTTGAACTACCTGTTATTAGCCCATATCCTTTGTAGTAGACGGACTTGCTGTTGCTGAATTTTGGTGCTAATGCGCTTCCGCTTAGCGTCTGGTTCAAGTAGATTTCGGTGTGTCCACCTACTGTTCCAAACTGTGTTAGCTCTGTGTCTTTATACATTCCAACCGGTGCGTTACCGCCTAACGGTAATGTAACTTCTGGTCCTCGCTGCGGATACGGTAGGCAGCTTGTGAAGTAGTCGTGGAATTTTCCAGCCTTTGCCGGTTTTGACGCGTATAGTGCACCTTCTGAAATGTTCGCGGTAACTTCTGGTTTATTGGCGTATTTTTCCCCGTCGACTGTTGGGTCTTCAGAGTTTCCCGCTGCGTCAGTTTTCTTGTATCCCATCATTATAGGTGCTTCAAGGTTTTCATCCCTAAACCACTCGTTATAAATCATTGCGTAGGCGCGTGCCGGTAGTGCGTTTACTCTCAGCGGTACGTTTGTTGGAATTCCGAAGTAATCTCCGATTGTTCCGTTTTGAACGCCTTGGCCTTTGATTTCGCAAGTCGGTGTGCTGTATTCGGTTTTTTCTGCCCAGTAATCGGTGTCGTTCTCACCGAACATGTTTTCCCAGTGTTCCCACAGCAGACGGCATGGGACAAAGAAGAAATAGGTGTCCATGTAGCAGTTATCCATGATAGGATAGATGGGAGTGCTCATTCGAATGAGTCCGTTCAGGCGTACTTTTGCGGTATCGCCTGGCAGTACTTCATCACAGTAGATGGGTACCAGGTCACCTTCGTTGATGGTCGTTAAGAGCTGATGGCTTCTGTCAAATTTGCTTCGCGGTCGTTCCATTCGCGGCACTTGCGCGAAATGGTTTTCACTGTTTCGGTTCGTTTTCCTTCACCTCCTCTTTTTTTTCTTCCTCTTCCTCTTTCGGCTTCGGCTGTTCGGTCTGCTGCACCTGTTTCAGCTGTTCCAGCGTTTCGGCTGCAGCTTCGGCCTTTTCGTGCATTGTCATGATGTCCTTCGGCAGATTTTCAAGTTCTGTTCCCTCGGTATATACCATGCTTTTTGCCTTGATGCTGATATCTCCCGCTTCCAGCCGTGCGATTGCGCTTGCAAGGTCGTAGCCCTCGCCGGCTCGCTGGATTTTTTCGTACGTGTTTTCGTCCGGCTGCTGGATGTAGTCGGTAGTGCCGTTCGGTCGTTTGACTGCTTTCCACGTTGGTGCTGTCACGCTGCCCGGATTGTTTTTCACTCTCTCGGTCGGCAGTCCGAAGTACCTTACCAGTTTATCAGGATTCAGCATTGGCTGTCTCCTTCAGGTCGATGAGCCGTGCGATGTGTTCAGGCATTGCTTCGCTCATGTAGCCTGTTTCGGTGTCGAATTCGCCCAGTTCTACGAGCGAAACATCTTCGATTTCATTCGGCTTGCTTTCGTTGGCTTTCCAGCGTGCCGTTCGCACTGCCTGTGCCCTGTTGTGCTGCAGGAATGGCTGTGCGTAGCCGTTGGTCAATGCATCGTGGAATGTGTAGAATTTCAGCTTCATGTTTTTCTCCTTTACTCTTTGTCTTTGTTTGCATCCTTCAGTGCGTGGTAGATTTCGTCGAGCTTTTCAAGGATGTTCATCATCAGCGCAATTGCTTCCTTAACGTCCTTGACCTTGATTAATGCCATTTTACACCTCCTTTCTTTGTTTGTATTGCTTACAGACGGATGCCGCCTCGTGATACCTTCGGTCGAACGTTGATATCTTTTACCCGCTTTGCAGTCTGGGTAAAGCGTTTCTGGTCGCCTCGACCCGCTCCGCTTCTATGTGCCATTATTTTACTCCTTTATGTGTTTTTTCTGTTTCGTTCACAATTTGCTTTTTTGGTCTGGTCTCTTGCATTCCATGTTTTCATTGCTGATTCCCTTTTCCAGGTTATGGTGTCATTCGATTATCAGTTGATGCTGGTAAGTGCCATTTTTATATCCCCTTTCTGTATTTTTTCCCGGTTCGCACATCAAAGTGCACCCAGGTGTTGTATACGATAATGCCGCATTCATCCGGTACGATTTCATTCAGTTTGTTGGCAAGCTCTTTTGCACTCATTCCATCTACCCGGATATCTGCTGCCATACCGCGCATGTGATAGCTGTATTTTGCTCCATTGCATTTTGCGTTCCACTCTGGTGTTCTGTATCCGCTGGTTATAATTACCGGCTTTCCGATTTTGTTTCTGAGTATGTCAAGAATGGATACTAGATAGTCATCTATGAATATTACTTGACTGCCGTTCCGGCAAGCAAATTCTTTTACTTTGAAGTGTTTTGCCAGCTTTGTGTTTCCGTCTGTGTCTAGGATATAGCTTTTAAGCATTTTGTCAACTCCTCAAAAATCGAATGTTTGGTCTATTCTGTAGAGCGTTACTTTTGTTACGTTTGCTTCTTCTCTGCATTTTTTTGCCTTTTCCTTGGCATCCTTGGTTGTTTCTATCCACGTCCTTTGCTCTTTTGTACCGTTTTTGAAGTATACTCTTACTAGGAATTTGTACTCTTTCATGGTTCTCACCTTCTTTTTCTGACTCTATTATACCACATGTCAATACCATTTTCTATGATTTTGCTGTTTTGTAATATATTTGTAACCTTTTCTTGTAACCCGGTTTTGCTCCTCTGGTTTGAAAAGCGCTTTAGCGCTCTGCCGTATGGAGCGCAGCGGAATTCGGCTAATCCATTCCTTTTTAGCGCTGTGCGCGTCATTCTTTTGGTTCACGCCATTTTTGCTTTAGCTTGTTCTTTTCTTTCTGAATGTTGAGATAGGTTTCATAATCCACGCTCGTGCTCTGTTCGAGATTGATTAAACTTTGTATTGCGCTGCGTCTGCGTCTGGCTCTAACCTCTCTCAGCTCGTCAGAATGTGCCTTAAAACAGCTTTCTGTGTCTTGGCTGGTATTCTTATCTAGAATCTTATCAAAATAGCGTGGCGGCCTTTTCTCGCGTCCTCCTGCGCAGATAATGCTATCTGTTTTTAAGATTTCATTTTTGTGTTCGTTTAGATACTTTTCGCCGATGCCTTTCGACATGATTCTAAACTCAGGTTCTCTACCTTCCATCCAGTATTTTGCCGCTTGCTCTGCACCTATGGCTTTTTTGTTGACGTACTGCGCCACGTATGCAAAACTTCCCGGTTGTGCTGGTGAAAAGTCTATCATGCCCTTGCCCCAGATTTTTTCTAGCCACTCGCTTTTAAAGTAGCTGTTTCCCTTTTGGTTCTTATACCATTGTGCATCCGGTGGCTTTAGTCCGAATACTATTGCGTGATAGTGTGGCCTTTTTGTTCTGTCACCATATTCGGCTGCTAGGAAGTATTTTATTGGTTTCTTGTACGCTTTTCGCAGCCTTTTTAGAAATAGCTGCACGTCTCGCTTGCTTACTGTCTGACTTTGAATGCTTCTGTAGCCTTTGATGATTTCGCCGTATGGAACATGCTCATCGTCATATGTCAGTGTTAGAAAAATCACATCGTCCCATTCTTTGGCCTCTAGCTCTATTCTTGTTGCCCATTGTTCTGCCATCTGTTTGCGGCAGTACTCGCATTTACCGCATGGTAACAATGCGAATTTTCCTTTTTTGACTCCGTCCATGATGTCCGTTTGTAGTCCTTTCTTTGATAGGTTTTCCAGACTTCCCCACAGCTGCGGTTTTTTCGTATCCATTTGAAATACTAATGGTTTTGTACATGGCATTTTTGTTACCGGCACAAGTTTCCTTGTCTATCTTGTGCCGGTTGACACCTCGCTTTCTTTATATATTAACTTGTTGTAGTCGTAGTAGTAGTATTGTTGAAAAGTTGAAAACAATAAAATATGAACGAAAGAGCGTAAAAAATTATTGAATCT